GGAAAAGTGGAGGTCACTGCGGCTGTAACGCCGTAGATGAGCTTATCACTAGTGTCTCCACCAACTGCCGAGTCGTACGTAGTGTACAGAGTCGCAGTGGTGGACGAGGAGGCGCGCCCATACACCAGGGTCGAACCCGTGATGGTGAACGCGATGGTACCGGACCCGCTAGAGATGACGAAGATCGTACTAGCTGAGTGCCCGATGCCGAACGTTGCGTTTGTGGTCGAAAGCACCACGGCATACACGTCGCCGGTTGTGAAACCAGCGCCAACGAGAACAGAGTCACCATTGGCCGTTGTGTTAACAATGCTAGTCGATTGACGAACACCCAACCCTTGGAATGAACCACTGATCAAGTTGCGGGAATTAAACCGCAGTCCCTCAAATTCGATTTGCATGTCCACCAAGAAGTAACCTGGGATCGCAGTCGCGCCGTCCTCATACAAGTAAAGCACACCGGAGCAGAACTCCTCGAGTGTGGTGCTGTTACTGTTGTCGCACACCTTCCAACGCTTATCAACTGCGAGTTCCATGCTTGCTGGACACCACAAGGGTGTCAGAAGGGCATGTTCGCTAGTCAAGGCGCGCTGGTAGAATGACGAATTTCCGGCCGTGTTCACCGGGCGGAAGTTAGGGTCGTCGTTAGAAATCATGATGACTTCGCCGCCGGCAGCCGTCCCTTGAAAGGACCGGAAGTGCACGGTGGCCTTGGTGATGCGGTAGTGTTGATACACTCGCGTCATGTTCTGAACCTCGTCGTTGCCTAAGCAGACTGGCATGAGATATTGTACAGCTACCATCTCCGGTACAGTTGTCTGTACAGCACCCGAAGGGCGACCAACGCATACGGAAACGCCCAAAGACACGCCATTTGCGTGCTTCTTCTGGTTTCGGACGGAGGTCCCCCGAATGACGGAACCAATTGTCGCCGGAGCTGACACGGTCCCGACTTGGGCTGTAGAGGTCTGTTGAGAGGCAAACTGAGTTGCAACAGCTTGAGGAGCTCTGGCTCCCCGCAGATTGTGATTCACCATAGGTAGTAGTGATTTTGGGTGAAGAGTGGTTGATCTATCGAGTGATCTCAAAAGCACTTGTCCTCCGACTGCTGCCGCTGCAAGCCAGCGGGTTACGTCGTAGTTAGCCAAGTTATCAGCGACAAACGTCCTATCCGCAGCGTCCAGATCGGACCCTGTGGCGTACGCCGCGTCATGCACCTGGCAGGTGCGATCGAATTCGTCGATTGGCGACACATCTGAGACAACGGATGCCTGGTGCCGGCCGGCTGACCAATTTGGCCCACAATAATTACCGTGATAGCGCATGAAAGATGGTACTGAAATTGTGATGCGTATCAACAGCCGAGACTGGCGCGTCGCTCAAACAGAAGTCATCCATGTGCCTTTCGAAAGCCAATTGCATATCGGGAGAAATACCCCAAGCCTTGAAGACTTGTAGGCGTACGTTAGCGCTCGGCTCACTGTACGTACCCGCCATACCCATCGACATCATGCCCATACCAGACAATCTTTGCAAATGCGTTGCGATTTTATTCTCATAGCCCTCACCCAACCGCACGCAAGCGCGATAGAAATTTTGAGCCACAGGTATACCACCAGTGAGGGCTAGGCCGCCCTTTCCCACCGCTGATAACCATCCTTTACGTGCTTTCAGGTTGCGGATATCCACAGTACACAACGAATCTTTACGTAATGCCGTCGGCACGTTTCGAACCATCACACACTCTCCAGTGTCTAGTTCAATCGGCCTCATCTGGCAAAACTCTATGTGATTAAGATCATAAACAGGCTCTTCAGCGACCATCCGGAACCCCATTTCTAGGAACCAGTTGTCCAACCCATCCATAAACGCCCGCTCGTCGCGACGTTCCATCATAACCACACAGTCATCTCCATTATTGCACAGCTTTATCTGTACCCCACGATGCAGTGCGTACTCGTAGACCAACGCGCACATGATAAGGCAGTTGCCAAGCGAAGTGTTCATATCACCACTCGCTCGACGCCCGCGTACCTCGTACCGAAGGAATCCGTCCTTGCACCACCCAAATCCCTTGTTCTCGACCTGCCACCGCAGCATCTTACTAAGGGTTTTACTACGGTAAACACCATTGTAAACAGAGTGTTCCCACTCCAGCGCTTCTACACTTACGTGCATGTCGAACTTCGTTGCATCGAGGCCAATGGCGACAGGGTTCTCAAAGGACTTCCACTTGCCGCGCACTATAGCGCCGATTTGCTGCACATTATAACCCTTGATGACGGTCGGACCGTCTCCGTAGATTTTACGAATGGCATCATACACACGATGTTCGATTGGTTTGATAAACGTGGCCAATAACACGTTATACACGGAATTCCGGGGCTGAATACACCGCGGAGCCTTGCTGGGGTTCACTTTCTCCAGCTTCACGAAGCTGTTAAGGTTACCGTGTTTCCGAGTCAGTCCGTACCGTTCATACTTCGTCTTCGCATTGGCATAAATCGACTTCTTGCGCCCCGAATACATCTCAACGACGTTGTCGAGAGAGATAGGGGCCGCAGTTTTTAAAATACGCCGCAACTTGGCGGTGAAGGTGGATAACCTCGTTGAGTACAGCCCGGTTGTCACCAGGGGAGGCGCCTCAAACGCCCCCTTCACTTTGCAATAGTACATACGCTCCAACAACGCACACTCAAGAGTGGTGATATCTGCATTGTTGACCCCTAACGAAATGTTGCCGCTCATCTCACTGATTGAGTACAACATCCGTTCCTTTACCTGCGCCTGACTGCGCCACACGCGCATCCGGTCGTCTGTCAACTCCGAAGAGTGACTCTTACCTCGTGTGGCAGTCAAGCGCCCTCAAGGCGACGACGACCCCATCACGGGGCCGTGGGCGCACAACGAGTAGACGCATCTGGGTACGAACGCCTTGAAGAAACTACTCTTCTTAGCATAAGCGAGAGTGGCGTGTGCCTGCTCGTTGGCATGACTACGCGACAAAACCGCAGCAGACACATCAGCATGGTCGGGGGTGTACACCATGACGATGACCCACTCAACAACACTGCGCGTGTGCAACGGACGCACTCCCAGTTCCTTACAGCGACTTGCTGCCAAATACCGGATTGTGAGATCATTGGCACCGTTCTTCAGCGGCGTGCCCAACTTGCTCTTGATTTCGGCGGTGAGCGCAGCAACGAGCGGCGACTTTGCAGTCACACGTCGGTGTTGATCAACCTCCACAACCATCTTCCGGCGGGCAAAACCCGTCTCCTGCCGCTGACTTACCTCAGCAGCAGCCTCTACAACGTCCTCTGGGCCTTCGGCGGGAGTCTCGTTGCAAGTGCTAGTGTTTACCGGTACACAAACCGGGCTCTCAGCGGCCAAAGCCGCATTCTCCTCGACCAAGACTCCGTATTTGATCAAATCCTGATCAAATTCCATCGTGGCCAAAGCCCCCGCAACAGTGCTGTTGGCGGAGGTGACGTGCATCGCTTCGGTATACAACTCGAGGATTGAAATACCCGTGGGTTGCACGAGAGCTGAGGGGGATACACCCCCCTCTGTGGCCTCCTTAAGGCCACTTCCGGTGTCGCACCCGGATTCCAACGCAGGGTTGACCCAACCGACGGAGTAAATGCTGGCCAAGTCTTCGCTTGTGTCACAGCACTCCTCGGCCAACGGCCCATCCTCGTTGTTGACGCTGGCATGAAGCCCGGCGACCCAATCGTCGTCGCCACAGCACAACAAGCTAAAGAGCTTGATGATCGCTGACATCTGTTGCAAACTACTGGTAAGTGTAGGATTT